CGGGCGGGATGATGGGCGAGAGTGGCGGCAGTTGCGGCAGCGCGGGCGCGACCGCTGGGCGGGACCAGAGAAGGTAGGCCACCGCGGCGGCGGCGAGGACGAAGGCGGTCGTCATGCGACGGGCTCCGGGGCGGCGGCGCGGGTGAGCGTCAGGATCTGCTCGAGCGCCCCGCCGGCAGCCGAGAGGACGAGCGTGCGAACGGCCGGCCGGACGATCCACCAGACCGGCTTGGCGACGAACGGCACGCAGCTATCGGCCACCGCGTCAAACAGCGTCCCGACGCAGGCGACCGTCCAAGACTTCTTAGCGGCCCCGTCCATGCCGGAGATCGTGTCGAGCCCGGCCACCGCCAGGCGAATGACTTCGACGGTCAGCGACCCGAACTCGGAGACGCTGAGCCCGCCGGCGGCCTTGAGCCGCGCACCGGCGATCAAAGCGAGGACGGCGGATTGAAGCTGATCGGGTGTCATGTCAGTACCCTGCGGGGCCAGTGGTGGCGGTGCCGGCAATCACGATCGAGTAGGCGACGGAGCCGGTCGGCCCGGTGGCGCGGATCGTCACGGCACGCTCCGTGCTCGTAACGCCCCAGGCGTGCGTCTGCTGAACGCCGAGCAGCTCGCCGCCCGGCCCCACCTCGCCGGCGACACGGCCCCAGCCGTTCGTGCCCGACGGGCCGACGACGATCCGCGGGCCGGTGACCGTCTCGCTGTTGGCGATCCGCACGAGGCGAACCTGCCGCATGGTCTGGATGCCGGTCGCCCCCTGGATGGTGTCGGCGAGCGAGAGCAGATCGAGCGTCTCGGACGCGCCGACCGCCAGCGAGCGGTTCGACACCCAGAGCTGATCGGACAGCGGCCCCGACACGCTGTTCAGCGGGTAGACGGAAGAAACGGAGACGGCCCGCGTCGAGCTGCCGACGGTGCCGGTCTGCGTCTGCGTCAGGCTGGTCGTCGTAGATACGATCCCGTCGAGAGAGTCAGGCATCGAGAATCTCCGTGCGTCCCCGTGCTATCGCCCGCCGGACTTCGGCCACCGTCCAGCCGAGCCGGTAGGCAATCACCTCGATCTCGCGGTCCGTCCGTTCCGGTCGGGAAGTAATGCGGCGTGACTTCTCGCCGGCTGTCAGCAGTCGCTCGAGCGACACGAAGTCCCCGGCGGATGCCACCGCTTCCCGGCCGTTGGGTCCGGTTCGCCAGTGCGTCGGCCGTGAGATCATGCGTCACCTCCACCCACGCTACGGCTCACGTGGTGCGGTCCGCAGGGGGTGCGGACGCATTGCACTCGGCGAGACACGCGGCGTAGCCGGCGAGGTCAACAGCGTTGTCGGGGTGTGGACGCGGCCCGAGGTCGCGGGCGAGCTTGTCGAGCAGCATGATCCGAGCCCAATCGGAGGTCGTCAGCGGCCGTTTCAACACGGTTGCAAACAGGCTGTTGACCATGCCCACCGTCCTTTGGAAATGCTCCTGGGGCGGACCGTACACCCGGTGCCGATCGAGCACCGCGGCCCGTGCCGTGTCGAGGAGCTGCACGGCCACCGGCGGGCCGGGCTCGTGCAAGTATTCGACAATCTTCTCGGCCACCGGTGCCACCCACGCCGGTGTTTCTTCCTCCTCGATTAACGTCGCCTCCGGCTCGATCTCGTCGCCGGGAAAATGCTTTAACTCCCGCTCGCCGCGAAGGATGTGATCGACGGGGTAACTGTCTGCCATCTTCCGCGTCTCCTGAATGTGCCGCACCAGCCGCCGAGCATCGCCGGCGAGAGAGCCGAGTGTGACCGTCCAACAGTTGGAGGCACCGGCCCTCTGGATGCGTTGGTCGATAGTAACGATGTCGGCGTCTGTCACGATTGCCTCACCCGGCCGGCTTGGATGCGGAAGTTTTCAACGTCGAAACTGCGGTCGGCGTGGACCGCCACGACCGCTGCGCCGTGATTCCACTTGTTCAGGCGAGCGTAAGCCGGCCGCATGTCGCAGAGACAGCCCGTCGAGAAGCACACCGTTTCGCTTCCCATCATGTCGGGCTCGGAGTGTGTCGAGGTGCGGTGCCCGTGGCCCTCGAGGACGGTGTGATGAAGACGCATGAACGCGCCGCGGGCTTGATTCACCGGCGAGCTGATCCCGTTGCCTTTTTCGTGGCCGTGCAGCACCGGCAACGCACCACAGAGAATGATCCGCTTGTCGGCCACCAGCTCGATGCCGAGGTTGTGGAATCCGTACCAATTGTCGATGCCCATAATGGGATCGTCGGAAATCTCTGGGGCGTGTTCCCACAGCCACTTTTCCCAACGCTCTTCGTGGTTTCCGAGCTTCGCCACAATGCGGATTCCGTCGAACTCCTGACGAAGCCACTTCAACAGATCGCGGCCAGCCGCCAGCTCGTTGCGGAAGTTCCGCAGCTTCGGATTCTTCTCGTGCCGTGAGATCGAGTAGAAGTCGGCCCAGTCGCCATTGAGCAACAGGGCGTCGATCTTCTCGCCCTGGAGGTGATCGACCGCGGCCCGCAGGGCTGTCTCGTCGTGGTACGGCACGTGGATGTCGGAGAGGATGCCGACCTTGCCGACAATCCCGAGATCGAACGGCAGCCAGGGCTCGGCCTGCGAGGGCGGCATGGCAAGCCGCTGGCCTGCCGGCCGCGGGTCGCGGTGCAGGTGCTTCGTCTTCGACTGCTTCCGCCTCGCATCGCCGGTGAGCCCGAGAGCGAGTCGCACCCGAGTGCGGGCCTGCTCGAGCGTCAGTGCCCCGTTGCACTCTTCAACGATCCGCCGGGCGAGCGTCCTCGCCGGTGCGTCCGGGTGGGCCTCGACGATCCGGCGGACGATCGGCGTGATCTCGTCACCGTCATAGGTGCGGCGTCTAGCCATCCTCGTCCTCCTCGCGGGTCACCCCGAACGCCTCAAGAACGGCCGACGCCTCTTCCGCGAACTCCGTCACCTCGCCCTCGTCGAGACACCACCACCGAGCGTGAATCAACTCGTGTAGCAAGACTTCGACGAAGTCCACGCCCACGAGCTTCTCGCTGACGCGGATGGTCCCCGTCTCGTCGTTGCAGTCGCCGAGCCGGTCGGCGGGCACCTTGCAGACGCGGATTCGCCACTTCTTCTGGCCGATGTGGACCGTGGCCGTGCGCTTCGCCATGCTCGCCTCCGCGGTCAATCGTGACGGTGGGGACGGTCACCCAGGCGGGGGTGTGGCGGCGGCTTCCGCCCTGGCGGCTTCGATGGCGCGGCCGACCATGATCCGGGCCGCCGTGGCGATGAACGGCAAGCCCTTCTTCTCGGCGGCTTGACGAAGGTGCTCGACGATATCTTCGATCCGCCGGAAGCACTCGTCCGGCCCCCAGGCGTCCATCTGGGCGGCGAAGGAATCGCAGCCGCACGAGCCGTCGTCGCGGATTCCCCACCATGCCAGCGTCCGGCGGAGTTGGCAGCCGGGGCCGCAGGTCGTCGGGGTCGGCTTGCGGCATTGGCGGATCGCGTTGCGGACCTTCGACACGAAGCCGCACCGCGGGCATGTCGCGTCGGGGGCGGAGAGGTCGCAGCGAGTCATGCGGAGATTTCCCACGAGAAGGTGCCGTTGTAAACGCCTTCGTAATAGGAATCACCCGATCCTGTTCCGATGACTCCTGTGCCGCATATCACCGGAACAGACGACGTGGAAGCCATGTACAGATTCACGCACAAGCCGCCGTTTATTGGCGTGTGGTGCGACATGGCTATCCCCGACCTGCTGCTCACTGAAATGCTTTCGCTTGACCCAGACGAAAAGCCGGTGCAGTCAGCAGGCCATGCCGAGGACCACTCGTCACAAAAGCTAGGAACCCTTTCGAGTACATAGGTTCCGTTCGCAAAAAACGGAGAGTCGGGTGCCGTGCCGGAGAAACTTGTTATTGTCAGGTAGATAACACTTGGCGGCGGGCTTCCGCTACAAAACGCCGAGCAAGGCGTCCCAATCTCATAGCACTCCCGCACCAGCCCATAGAGAACGTGCTGCCGCCTCTGCGTGTTCCATTCGATTCTCGCCCGGACCGAGAACGACGCAGACTCACATTGCGGAGCAAGTGAAATCGACCCGTCGAAAAAACGTGGGATGTTTTCGCTCTGGTCCCCGCTGCCGGTGACGAGCGGAATCGAGACAGTCGTGATCTGCACTTCACCGTCTGCGGGCACGATTACTTGGTCGCCAACCCGAACAGCCCCGCTGCTAACCTCCACGAACACGCCTTGAAATGTCAGCGCCGTGGACGGCGGCGGAATCGATTGCACACCGACCCCGTATTGGTTCCGCCAGAACGAGATCGTGACG